ATGGAATTTTTCCATCTGCTTAAAGCCAGTCAGAAGTCTGGCAAGAAAGATGCAGTGATTTGGTTCACTGCGAAAAGTGCAGCGCGCGCTAACCTGCAGCTGGATGTCGCGCTGGAAGACGCCGAAATCGAAACCGGTCGTGGTAAAGATTACGCCAAGCCTATCCGCACCGATTTTCCGGTATTCAATGATTTGCCCGAAGAAGAAGCTATCGACTTTACCTGGTGCGAACGCTATGCACTGAGTGACGACGGGCGCACATGGCAACTGAAGCCTGACGCCGTGTCAGGATCGGATGTAGAAGGTGCTGCGCCGGAAGTGCCTGCTGAAGCCTCCCCTGCTCCCGCTGATGATTTGCGCCCGCTGGTACGCCTTCGTCTGCCACAGCGCCTGATTGCGCACCTGCTGAATGATGCAGAGCAGGACCAAATCAGCCTGGCGCAGCACATTGAAATCGGTGCGCTGGAATTCAAAGAAGAAGACAGCCATGTTCAGGGCTTTCTGAAGGCTATCGAAAACACGCCGGACATCCGGGAGTTGACCGCACATGTCGAATGGAAGCTGGTAAAGGCAGTAAAAAATGTCTTTCCGCTCGATCAGGAACATGAAGCTGAGCTGATTGCCAGTTTCGTCTCCTCATGGGTACAGGCAGAGGCCAACCAGCGCGGCCAGTTAGTTGAAGACTGGCTCAGCGGCAAACAGCCTGCAACTCAGCCCACCGAAACCGGAACGTCAGGCGCTGAGTCAGGTGACGAAAAGTTCTCTGTTGAGAAGTGGCGCGAAACGCCGCTTACGGAGCTTCATACCGTAGCTGCGCTGCCTTTCCGCCAGCGCCTGCTTGCGCAATTTCTGGCTGAAAAAGAGTTCTCATACCATATCGACAACGATCAGCTGTCAGCCGTGCGGGCGCTAGAATCTGACACGGATAACTCGTTCGTGCAGAACCTGCTGCTGGCCGCTGAGAACGTTGAAGGGCTGAAAGATGTTCGCGAATACGACCTCTGGAAGCTTACCGATGCAGTGAAAGAGGTGTTTCCTGCTGACAAAAAGGCACCGGATTTAGGCCTGGTGCTCCAGTTCATGAAAGCATGGAGCGCAACCAGCTATGTGGATCGCGGCCTGCTGGTAAAAGAGTGGCTGAAAGGTAACCGTGTGGCGCTGATTCAGCGCAACGACGTTGCAACCTGCGCCGGGGGCGGCAATAAGACCGATCGCAATCCGACTCTGACCCACACGCTGGACACTCTGGACATTGAAATTGCGCTGGCCACCCTGCCTATGGACTTCAACATCCATGATATCCCCGGAGGCGTTTTCCGCCGTGCAAAAGATATCGTCAGTAGGAAAGAGAGCCCGTTCAAAGAGTGGTCGGCCGCCCTGCGCAAACGCGCTGGCATCCTGGATTATTCCCGCGCCGCTATTTTCGCACTTATTCGCGGTGCAGAACAAAACGTTCACAGCTTCCCGGAACTGCTGAGCCGTTACATCAACAAGAGCCTGACTGAGAGCGACCATGAGCACCCGACTGAAGAAACCCTGGCGGCCGCCGGTCACGTGCCAGAAAAGAGCTGGGAAAACGAGGTAAAGGTGCAGGTCGCAGCAGAGCAGAAGGCTGCAGCCGAACAGCCCAAAATCGCCAGCATGGGCAACGGCGTGTTCTCCATTGATGGCCTGATGGATACCCCCTCAAATGAAGTCGCAAAACCAGAAAATGCGGAGAGCATCAGCAATGTGCAGATGGAAACGGATCACGGCGATGAAGCCGAAAATGGCGATGGGGTTCCGGAAGGCGAAGCGGCAGTACTGCCAGATGAAAGCGCTCATGCAGCTGTTGAAGAAACAGTTCCCCTGACCACGGCTGAAATTCTTGCCGCTGCCGCGCCGACCCTGGCGCACCAGGGAAATGCTGATGTAAACCAGAATGCCAATTCTGTAAGCCAAAACAGCGGTTCTGTAAACCTTAACGAGCCAGAACCGGCTCAAAACGAACCGGAAGTGCAGCAGGAGGAACCAGCTGCCGAATACCCGGTATACTTCGAACCGGGCCGCTATGAGGGTCTACCGAATAACGTCTATCACGCCGCGAATGGCATCAGTTCCACCATGGTGAAGGATGCCCGCGTCAGCCTGATGTATTTCAACGCGCGCCACGTTGCCAGGACCATCCCGCGCGAAGGTTCCAGAGTGCTGGATATGGGTAATCTCGTGCATGCGCTGGCGCTGCAGCCGGAAAACCTTGATGAAGAATTTAGCGTAGAGCCAGTGATCCCGGAGGGTGCATTCACCACCGCGGCGACACTGCGCGCCTTTATTGATGAGCATAATGCCAGCCTGCCCGCGCAGTTGAGTACTGACGACATCAAAGCTCTGCTGGAAGAATACAACGCCACCCTGCCCGCGGCGCTGCCGATGAGTGGTGATAAAGATGCCATTGGCCTGGCATATCTCGAGTTGCCTTCTGAATTTAAGCGGATCGTTGGTGACGATAAAAACTTCACCGTATCTGCGATGAAGGCCTGCATCAAAGAGTACAACGCCACCCTGCCCGCGCCCGTGAAAACCAGTGGTAGCCGTGATGCGCTCCTCGAGCAGCTGGCGATCATCAACCCTGACCTTGTGGCGCAGGAAGCGCAGAAACCGGCACCGCTGAAAGTATCCGGCACCAAAGCGGAAATGATCCAGGCGGTGAAGTCCGTTAAGCCGGATGCGGTATTCGCTGACGAACTGATGGATGCATGGCGCGAGAACCCGGCCGACAAGATTCTGGTTACCCGGCAGCAGATGCAAACGGCGCTGGCCATTCAGAAAGCACTGCACGAGCACCCGACAGCCGGCAAGCTGCTGCTGCACCCTGATCGCGCTGTAGAGACGAGCTATTTCGGTATCGACGAAGAGACAGGTCTGGAAATCCGCGTGCGCCCGGATCTGGAAATCGACATCGACGGTGTTCGTGTCGGAGCCGACCTTAAAACCATCAGCATGTGGAACGTGAAGCAGACCGGACTGCGCGCGCGCCTGCACCGCGAAATTATTGACCGTGATTATCACCTCAGCGCTGCCATGTATATGAGCACCGCGGCGCTGGATCAGTTCTTCTGGATTTTCGTTAACAAAGACGAGGGTTATCACTGGATCGCCATCGTTGAGGCCAGCGAAGAGCTGATTGAGCTGGGCATGCTCGAGTATCGCCAGACCATGAACCGCATCGCTAACGCTTTCGACACTGGCGTGTGGCCAGCGCCGATCACTGAAGACTACACCGACGAACTGAACGACTTCGATCTGCGCCGCCTCGAAGAGCTGCGCGCACAGGCATAAGGGGAAATGACAATGGACAACACCAATATTATTACCACTGAGCAACAGGCTCCGAACACCATCTCTGCCAGCAACGCCATTTTTAACGTACAGGCGCTAAGCCAGTTAACGGCGTTCGCCAACCTGATGGCGGATTCACAGGTCACGGTGCCAGCTCACCTGGCGGGTAAACCAGCTGACTGCATGGCTATCGTCATGCAGGCCATGCAGTGGGGTATGAATCCATATGCGGTCGCGCAAAAAACACACCTGGTCAACGGCCAACTGGGTTACGAAGCACAGCTTGTTAATGCAGTAATTACCAGCTCCAGCGCCATTCATGGCCGCTTCCATTATCGCTACGGCGGTGACTGGGAACGCTGCACCAGAACCAAAGAAGTGACTCGCGAGAAAACCGGTAAGAATGGCAAGTACACCACTACCGAACGCGTTCGCGACTGGACTGACGAGGATGAAGCTGGGCTCTACATTGAGGTCGGAGCCATTCTTCGTGGCGAAAGCGAAATCACCTGGGACAAACCTCTTTATCTTTCTCAGGTGGTTTCTCGCAATTCGCCGCTGTGGGTTTCAAAACCAGACCAGCAGATTGCCTATCTCGGAGTGAAGTACTGGGCACGCCTGTACTGTCCGCATGTGATTCTCGGCGTTTACACACCTGATGAGGTTGAGCAGCGCACCGAGCGAGAAATTAACCCGGCGCATCAGCAGCGCGTCACCCTGAACGAGATCACCCGCGACACGGTGGAAACAACCACCAGCGCGCAGGGGTCGGCCACCAATATCGACGTGCTGGCCGACGAGTTTCGCGATCGCATCGATGGCGCGGAGGATGTGGATGCCGCTAAAGCTCTCCGGGCTGACATCGAAACGGCAAAGGCCACGCTCGGATCTGCTCTGTTCACTGAGCTGAAGAACAAAGCCGTGAAGCGTTATTACCTGGTAGATGCGCGCAACAAGGTTGAAGCGGCAATTAATTCCCTCCCCCAGCCTGACGAACCGGATGCAGTGGACCTGTTCGCCAAAGCAGAGCAGACACTGGCGGCAGCAAAACGTCATCTCGGTGACGAGCTGCACGGGCAGTTCGCCATCACCCTGGCGGATATGAAGCCTGAATACGTGAGCATGAGCTAAGGGAGGCGGGAGGGCCCGCCCTCCCGGTAACGAAATGAGCGATAAGCAAACCTGCTGGAGTAACAGCGAGCTGAAGCTCCTGCTGACCCATAACAAACAACAAATCACCGAACTGACCGGCCGGACGCTGGCCGAGGTAGAGGATTGCCGGTTGCTGGTGAATATCGAGCTGAACTGCTGGGACGTGCTTGATCCGGAGCGTGCTGAATGAGGCTGATAAACCGTAGCAGTAAAGATTCTCCACTGGCGCGTCAGGCCTGTGATGCGGTGCTGGCGGAACATGTCGCCCGATTCGGGGAGTTCGCCAGGCAGAAAACCACCAGCACCTACACCGTCAGCGTGGGCGGTTCAAAGGTCACGGTTGAAGTGTCAAACCGTCGCGCCAGCTATGTGGCAACCGCAATGACCGGCGCGCGGCGCTTGAGTCGGTTGCCGGGGCAGGTTGTTTGAGATGGGAATATCAACTGGCCCCGACTGGGGCCACTGGAGAGAATAATGGCTGAAGTATACCAACTGATCCCCAATGATTGGGTTACTGAGCAGAAGCTGATTGAACTCACCGGACTCAGGCCGGGCACCATCATGCGCGCCCGCCGGGAATCGTGGCTGGTTGGACGGGAATACATGCATATTTCCCCTGATGGAATCCCAAAAGCTAATAGCGAATGCATGTACAACCGTAAAGCAATTGATCAATGGGTAGTGGCACTGGCATCAAAACAGCCAGGTGCTCAACCAGGAATTAAAGGGTAAGCTTATGGGGCTCTTGGACGCCGGAGGGAAAATGGGAAAGATCACCTATCCTACAGGCGTAGAAAATCATGGCGGTAGTTTGCGCATATGGTTTAGTTATAAAGGTTACCGGGTAAGAGAAAATTTGGGCGTACCTGATACGCCCAAAAACCGTAAAGTCGCTGGGGAGCTTCGCACATCGGTTTGTTACGCGATAAAAACAGGCAGTTTCAATTACACCACACAATTTCCTGACTCACCAAATCTCTTCCGATTTGGCCTTGAAAGCAAAGAAATTACGGTGCTTGAGTTAAGTAAGCGGTGGATGGAACTTAAACAGATGGAAATAGCGAATAGTACATTCTCACGCTATGAATCAACGTTAAGATCTCTGCTTCCACGGCTTGGTAAAAATAAGCTTGCTTCAGCAGTATCTCATGAAGATCTGCTGCGCATACGGAAAGATTTACTGACCGGCTATCAGGGAAATGCAACGTGGAAACCTGCTAAAGCAGTTTTAGGCCGAACTGTTCCAACCGTGAATGCGTATATGCGAGTAATCAACGGGATGTTCAGATTTGCCTTTAACAGCGGTTATATAACGAAGAATCCTTTTGCAGGCTTTACGAGTCTCAAAAAGGCGAAAACGCTTCCTGATCCCCTCACTCGTGAGGAGTTCGTTCGCCTTATTGATGCATGTAATCATCAGCAGTATAAGAACCTGTGGTCTCTGGCGGTATATACTGGTATGCGTCATGGTGAGCTTGTCGCATTGGCGTGGGAGGACATCGACCTCAAAGCAGGCACCATCATGGTAAGAAGGAGTTATTCTGTGACTAAGGAGTTTACTTTACCCAAAACAGCGGCAGGCACTGACAGAATGATTAATCTCATTCAGCCCGCCATTGATGTGCTGAAGCGGCAGGCTGAATTGACCAGAGTCGGGAAGCAGTATCAAATTGAGGTTAAGCTCAGGGAGTATGGTCGGAAGCTCACCCACCCTTGCACCTTCGTCTTTAACCCCGCAATGACAACGCGGAATGATATTGAAGCAGGGCATTATTCAGCAGGATCAATCAGCAAAATTTGGGAGCGATTATTAAAACGCGCAGGTTTGAGACACAGAAAAGCGTATCAGTCTCGTCATACATATGCTTGCTGGTCACTTACTGCTGGTGCTAACCCCAATTTTATAGCCAGCCAGATGGGACATGCTAACGCGCAGATGGTCTATCACGTGTATGGCACATGGATGTCAGATAATAACCTGGAACAGATCACCCTCTTGAACCAAAAATTATCTGCTTTTGCCCCATCCATGCCCCCGGACAGATTGAAAGAAGCATAA